CGTGTTTATAATAGTAATTTTGGTTGGTATTATTCTAGATATATTTTCTATAGCAAAAATATGGGCAGGATAAAAATCTAATGATATACTAAAGATATACTAAAAATGATAGAAACTAAAAAAATCGATAATTCTTTTACAATAAAGGAAAACAAAACTGATAATCCAAAAATTAAAAACGAGGATCTAACAAAAAAAGACGTTTTGTACAAAAACAATATTAAGAATGTGCCTACAAAAACTGTAAATAAACCTGAACCTAAGTCGAATAAGGAATCTTTTGGCGCCGGCTACGGCGGCGCGGCCACCGGGGGGACGATGTTTGGCGGCGGCGGGTACATTGCAAGTGGAATCAGCAACGAGATATGCCCATTACCGTTCCCTTGGAACGAGCAGTGCTTTAATTTTAGCCCGCCAACTTTCGACTCTTTTATGGAAAGTGTTGGGTTGGGAACGCTCACAGATGAACTCAAAGAATTTTGGAATAATCAGATTAAGCCGGGGCTTGAAGAAGCGAAAGGTGTGTTTGATGACTTATGGGCTGAGATTGAACAAATATGGGGAAGGTTGGATCCGATTAAAAACTTTCTGTCGCTTGTAAAGCTTTTTATAAGCCCTATTATTCAAGTTTTAATTCATATATTGGAGATCGTTATCTATGCATTGCAGCCGTTATTGAACAGTTATTTTGGTGGTGCCGCTACACTCTATTTCTTGTATTACTATTTGTTTCCGGCACTTTTTTTAATTTCTGCTATATTGTCTATGGCAAATGCCTTAATGGGAATAATCAATCAGATAAGAGGTGTTGAACTTTAAAAATCACACAAAAAAAATATTATTAAATAAGTAAATGAGAATAAAACAAAATAAAAAAGAACGCTTTACTGCAGCTTCTCAAACTGTAGGTACTTGGCTAACCTACAGAACGGAAGGTCATATGTGTGCTGATAGAGCAAAGACGGAACCGAATGGATATTGCAGAGACGGTAATGGTTATTTTATCGATACAGACTGTTGGGGTGAGTGCGGACCGCTTGAATATGCTTATGAATGGTTAATGGGTGGGGTTGATGCGATGTTGAGATTTGCGACTGGAGAACTGAATATTGATACGAAGCTTCTATGGAAATGGTTTTTAAAGATATTAACCATATTTTTTTTCTTCGTATTTTTTGGTATATTGTATAGATTTTACGGAATAATATCGAGTGTTGCGGGATAATAAATATTATAAAAAGGTTCATTAAATATAAAATGAACTTTTTTAAAATTAAAGGAATGTTGTCTAATAAAATATAGCCATAATGTAATATGGCGAATGATATAACGGATATAATTGCTGAATGGGCTACGAATATGCTTTATATGTTAAGAAATTTATTCATATTATATTGTGATACGTTTATTTATTATATGGCTTATTTTTATTACACCATTTTGGGAAAGGACAGCAACGGAGCTGAAAATGCGGCTAACTGGTGGAAACCAAAATACGAACTACATATGGACTGGACGTGGGACACTATTCCACCAATTGATTTCGAGCTCCGATCAGATGGCAATCGAAATATGAAATACGGTCCCGCCGATGGCATAGACGACACCCCTAATAGTATCTTTAGGGGGACGAAAAACCTAGAAGGTAAAAATATGGGATTTGTTGGGTATTTATATAAGGTGTATAGCTGGTTTCTCTGTATGATAGTATTTATGGTTGGTATGAGTGTATTGAGATCTATGTATAATAGTTTAATGTTTTTATATTCTTAAAAAATATTCTTGTAACATATTAATGAAAACTAAAAAAGAAAAATTCGCGAATCAAAATCAACAATGGGATAACTTTACGGATTGGTGGGAAAAGCAGTATAATATAATAATGAACGAATTATACGGAATTAAATGGGTTGATACAAAGTGGATGTTCAAGCGTTTGTTAGTAGTTTTAATACTGGGGTTGTTCTTTGGTATTTGCAAGCGTATTTTCGAAACATTCAACAGTATAATGCCTCCTCTATAAATCGCACCGATTGAATAAATTATATTACATATAATAAATGAAAAAAGAGAACTTTGAGGTACATCAATATTCTAAAGGACTTGAGGGATTACTGGTTTATATAAAAAAAACAATAAATAGCATTCTCGAAAGCGAAGGCGGAATTAGTGGTATAAATATTGACGACCCGTGGTGTCCAGGGTATTTTACTCGAAATCCGAAGCCAGAATGCTGTGATTCGTATGATGAGGTTTACTGTAAACACAAACATCCTGTAATGGGAATGGCTACTGGGTTATCGATAGGTATTATAGTATTATTCTTAGGAGCGATTACGTATAGATTTTATAAAATTTTAAGGTATATTTTCTAGGATAAATTTCTTTATTTATAATAATATAGATTGCATATGTTTAAAATAAAAAGGATAGAAGAAAACGCAAAGATTCCCAAAAAAGAACATTTTTGGAACAAATACCAAGACGCAACAATAGTAGAAAGCGAAAATTCCCAGAATGATGTCCGTCTTGGTGGGAATAATGAAAATGAAAAGAGCATAGCAAAAAATATGTGGGAAAATCTTGAAACTAAAAAAACAATTGACGACAATCTGAAAGAACTGTTTGGAGATGACTGGTCGCTTGATATAATATGGCAAAAAATACAGATAGTATTTTGGTTAGTTGCGGCTTATTTCTCTTTGAGATTTGCTTGGTATTTGGTAGCTTTCTTTTCTAAGTCGATACAATTAGGGGGTCCCAAAAACTTGCTTAAAGTGTATGATTAGGAAATGTAATTAAAATATAGCGTTATTAACAAATGACCAATAGTGGTAGTAGTGTTATAGATAATATTTTTGAGTGGTTAGATATAAAAAATAGAATAAGCAACAATTTAGTATATAATTTCGGTGAGGAATGGAGCATTGACAAAATTTTGGAAAAAATTAAAATAGCTGTTTGGCTTTATCTATATTATAATATACTGGTTTACATTTGGTATATAATTGCGTATTCTGCGAGAAATATATTAGATTAATAAATATATTATCTTATAATAAGGATGAAAGAAACCGATAACGATGTAAATAAAATGTTAGCAAATTTAAAACGCACATTAGATGATTTAAGCGGAAATCAAATTGAAAAAGTAACAAACAAATTCGGAGATTTAAGCGGAAATCAAATTGAAAAAGTAACAAACAAATTCGGAGATTTAAGCGGCAATAATTTAAAATACAGTTCTCCGCATTATGACAAAGGCGATAACAAAGAAAAATTTACCGACGATCACCCGCTTATAGAGGAACTCACGGGTCCAATCGGGGCGGCTTTGAAGACGATTATACGCACGATATTTGAAGAGACAAGCGTTGTTGGGCAGGCAATTAGAACAGTAATTACACCAATTGTAAGTATTGTAATGAATTACATACTTTTTGAAGAGTCCGGGGATCCGCTACCCGTTAGAAACATCGACGGAGGAAACTGGGGGGGGTTAAACACTGTAACAATCTTTAGTTGTTTCGACAATGATGGCAAATGTATTTGTAAAAATAATAATTGTAACGTGAATAAGTCGGTGATTGGTGAGCTCATCTACGAACTGACAGGAACGAACATAATGCGTGAGGGCGATAAAGATGGTATTATAGATTATTACGCTAAAGGTACTTTATTGCTTGTTGGTATTGTAATAGCCTCAATAATATGGAAATTTGTTACGTTATTAAAGAAAATTACTCTTTTAACGTTAGGGCGTCCTAAATAGTTTGATGGTAGATTTTATTAGAATGTTTCACGTATAAAAAATTTCCAACTTGTAAGATAAATAATGTTATAAATAATGTTATAAATAAACGAGTTGGAAAGTTTTTGGATATATAATAAAATGCCGCGGGAAGAGGTTTGGTGATAATATTTGTATAGCTGTTATTTTAATTTATTTTGGCGTTGGGGGTTTCATTGTAGAAACCCTTAAAATCTTGGCATAACTTCAAAGTTGCATTGTTAGAATCAAAAAAAATGGTATTTTTATTGGAATAAGGCACCATCGCCCCGACATTAAAACAAATATCACGCATTCCGTTAGTAATAACATCTAGAGAAGACGTAGATTTTGAAGGAGGAATGGGAAGAGGTGCGCCAAAACTATCTAAAATCGGGGAATCTCTGGCGTATTCCAGGCTGTGAAAACTTCGATTTCTGCAGCAAGGCTTTATTGGAGTGGGTCTAATGATGTTATTTAATTGACACGTATAATTTATAGGTTTATTTATTGGTATAATAGCGTATTTATCTCTGGATCTTGATCTTGATCTTGATCCAGATGTTCTAGACATTCGAGTTGGAGTACGACCCCTGAAGCTGGGAGATGATCTAAGCGATTGAGTCCGATCTGTGACTGGGAATGTGGGAAGAGCCTCGTTAATATGTTTGAATGAGAAAGGGTTATTATTGGGGAGTGGTAGCATATTTAACTATACGTGGGAATTTAAAATTCGTTTGTGGGGCGAATATAATAAATGGCACGTATAGATAAGATGCCTGATAAAAAGGAGCATTCGGAAGCTCAATTGTTGTTTGAAAAGTTGGTCCAATCGGAGAGAAAATTGGCTATAAAGTGCGTAAAGGAGAAGACGAACAAGGAGGAAATGAAGATGGCGGTGTTTAGGTTTTTAAAAACGAGATCAGCAAAGAAAATCTTGCGTAATAATTAAAATGCCACGAATACAATTCAAAGATCAATCGAAACCACCAAAGGGTCCTGTCTTGAAAAATTGGAATATACCGAGGATGATTGTTAGCCCCAAAGATAAATCGATGACTAAAACGAATCTTTTTTCTTTTAACCCGAAAATAAAGCCAAACGACTTGTTGAAGTCAATAAACAAGACTTACAAGGATACACCCTATTCATTTCCAAAAACGTACATAAGCCAGAACGAAGAAACCCTATGCAACAAAAGAACAAAAAAGTTGTCCGCCCAACAAAAATTCATAGCCGATTTTATGCGTCCAGGAAATCCCACGAAAGGAATCCTGATATACCACGGCCTGGGATCCGGGAAAACTATAACGGGAATAATTATGGCTGAGGCTCTAAAAGGAAGACACACAGGCCTTCCCAAAAAGAAACCCGAAACTTCTAGCAGCACGACATCCTCGCGAGGATCAGGCTACGATATTTTAAGGGGTGGTAGGAGTACCTCTAGAATTATAGTTGTCCTTCCGTTGGCGCTTATAGATACGTGGAAAAAGGAGATTAAAAGTTGGGGGCCGAGGCAGGTATTAATAAACGGAATTCCGCAAAATTACGGTACGTTGAAAGAGAACGAAAACGTAGATATAAAGAAGCGGGAAATAAGAGCGAACGAGAAACGAATGAAGGAGATAGTTGCAAAAGGAGGCGGTAAAACCCAGGAGTACGTTAAGTTGGAGAAGGCGAATAAGGTTAAACAGCGGTGGTTGGATAACGATAAGAAAAAGCGAACGGAAGGGCGCTTGATAAAGACGTATGAAATAATAAGTCACCAGAGATTTTTGAATATTTTAATGAAGAGAAACGAAGCTGACGGAACGTACGTGGAAGGTGAAATTTTCGATCGCGATAAAGAAAATCCCCTGAGAAAGCCAAATACTCTGTTGATAATAGACGAGATTCAACGTTTAGTTAGCGAAAAGGGTAGCAGCTATCAGAAGCTCCTTTACGCTTTAAAATACCATAGCAGCCCAGATTTAAAAGTGGCATTGCTTACGGCTACCCCAATATACGACAAGCCCTTCGAGGCCGCCTTAACGATAAACCTTTTGAGGCCGCGCGTACCATTTCCTGCCGTAAAAGAGCGTTTCGAAGAACTTTTTGTCAAGAAGAACAAATACGGCGTGGCAAAGGGGTCTAAAAACGACGATCTATTTAGATATCTGTGCGCGGGGTATGTAAGCTATTACAGCGGAGGAAATCCGCGGGCTTTCCCTTTTAAGACTGTAGTTAACATGGAGCACAGGATGAATGGTTACCAAGAAAACGCTTACAAGCAAATTCTAATGGGGGAGCTGCAGAAAGCGGTGAAAGATAAGCAGAATCCCGATATGTTACTGGATTTTGTGGATGGAAACAACGCGGATGACAAGAAAGAGTCAATGAATGTTTTTATGCTTTCGCAGATGTATTGTAACGTTGCTCTTCCTGGCGTTGACGAAGAGATGAGAAAACTTTTGGATACAAGGGCCGGAAAACGAGCTTATAAAGATCCCGGCGAATCCGTCGCCATGAAAACGAAAACCGAAATAGTGTCGGTGGGATTGGAAAATTTACAAAGAGAAATAGAAAGAAAGTACAACGGATCTTCTACCCTCGGCGAGACTCTCGCGCATTTATCACGCTACAGCGAGAAGTACGCGAACATAATAAGGCTCACCCACATGTCACAAGGTCCCGTGTTTATATTCAGCAATTTCCTGGACTACGGAATAAACGCGATCGCGCGGATTTTTAGCGGATTGAAATGGGAAAGGTGGACCCAAGGCATGACGAAAAAGTCGGACAAAAACAAGCTGAGATACGCTATTTGGTCGTCGGAAACGGCGGGCGGAAAGAAAGGCCTAGAGTACGCTTCCGTTCTTCAAGACGTCTTCAACAGTTACGAAAACAAAGACGGCAGCGTTATCAAAGTTATTCTGGGCACGCGCTCTATTATGGAAGGTGTCAGTTTTAAAAACGTCAGACAAGTTCACATCACGGATCCGTGGTGGAACGAGGCCCGTATTCAGCAAATCGCGGCGAGAGCTGTTCGCAACTGCAGTCACACGTCGTTACCGCCAGATCAGAGGAGCGTCGTTATATATAAGCATATGTCTGCTTATAGAAGTGGTATTGAGGATCAGCCCGATATAATAAAGGAGTTGAAGAGATTGAACGCGGGAGGTGATTTGATGCGTTCTTTTGAGCAACGCACCATAGAGCAGTATATGTACGGAAAAGCCTCGGAAAAGTTAAGGCTTACACATACGTTTCAGAATTTATTGAAAGAGTCCGCGGTGGATTGCGGAATAAATAAGTACGGTAATTTAGTTAGGTTGGATGAGATATACGAGCCTGATTATTTAGGAGCGAGTTCTGGGAGTTCTCCGAGTTCTGGGAGTTCTGGAAATTCGGTAAAGTACGTATTGACGTATTTGGATCCTTCTACGGATATACCGTATGCGAGAGAAGACGTGGGTGTAAAGCGTATAAGAGTGCGGGACGTGATATTAAATGCGAATGGGTATATGAATAATTTGGATAAGGAAGGTTCGTTTGTTTTTAGGGAATTGGGGCAGAGTAGGAAGACGGGATTGTTGAAGATGGAGCGTAATACGTTGAAGAACGTAGAGAATGGGTTGATTATAAAAGAAACGATAAAGTGTAATAGGTCGAAAAATAGTTTGTTGAACGAAACGGGTGATAAAGCGGCAAAAGGCCATCTGATTAATTTGTACAGGAATAACATATTGATACCTGAAATATCTCGTATGATAAAGACCGGGGAATTGAAGAGACGTCTCCAATCTTTTATCAATTCCAACAATAGGACACCTAAAATGAAAGATGCGAATGGTAACGTTATTTACAAGGGTTCTATGTCGGCTCTGAGAAATAAAGCAAAAACCATTGTAATGAAGAAAAAATACAAGACACAGCACGAAAAGTTAGTAAGGGATCTCATATATAAGTACGAAATATACGGAGTAGAACACGAACAGCAGTTGTTGGATTTGCCCGATAGTTATTTGAAAAAAGAAATATACGAAGAAGAACAGCGACTACTGAGAGAAGGGCTTCCTATTCCCATAAAGCTTTCTGAAGATTCTGCATAAATTAATAAAAGGAAATAAAAATCTCGCGTTTAAATAAAATGGCAACTCCAAAACTCGCAAAAGGAAAACTACCGACGGAATCGGATTACAAAGATTTACCTACGGAAAAGATGATGGAAATAATACTAAACACCTTCACGACGGAAGAATTAATAGAAAGCACCAATATGGATCCTTTCATATACGCCTCTTTTCAAAAAGAAGGCAGCAGCCCAGACGGCGCCGGCGGCGAGTCTTCAAAGTCTTCTTCCAAATCAAAAACAAAGTCCCCGTCCTCTCTGAAAACCCCTAGCTCCGCGAAAAGATACATAATGAAGTTCAAAAAGAAGAACTGCATCAAGAGAAAAGGCAGCAAATACACCGTTCAACGCATGCGCGAAGCTCTGATTAAAATAGGTATGATACGCCACGTAGAACAATTCAAAACATTCCCACCCAAAGCCGAATTCAACAATTTGTGCGCCCTGATCTCCTCCGTGAGAAAAAGATGGGAAGGAAAATCTCCAGGAAGCAGCATTTCGTGGAAATCCAGAAAAAGCGGCGGTTCCGTAAAAACCAAGGAAAAACCCAAGAAATCGCCGCGGTCGGCCTCTGTATCTGATGTGAAAGCCAAGATAGCACAGAAGAAAGCCCAAGCCAAGAAAGAAGCGCGCCGCAGTCGCTCGAAGTCTTCTTCTAAGTCGAAGAGAAAAATATTGGTCGCAGCGGAATCGTATTTCAAGGAAGTGTTTAGTCTGGTTCAAACCTGTGATAACATCACGAAAGGTATGCTAAAGGAGAATGTAATGAAGCGCACAAGATTGTCTAAAGAGAAGGTGAAGAAGCACTTAACCAACGAGGTTATCGTAGATATGATGGCTAAGTTCTGCACGAAAGCAAAAAAGAGTCCCGTGAAATCTAAAAGTCTAAGCACGAGTTCGTCTTCGAGAAAGAGCGGTGCCGTTGCTAAGAAAATGAAAGGTTCCAAATCTACAAGCGTAAGCACAGTAAGTAGCAGTTCGTTGCCCTCGAAAACGTCGTCGTCGAGAAAAAGCGTACCCGTTGCGAAAAAGGCGGCTCCAGCGCCCGTTAAAAGAAAAGGGTCGCCTTCGCCGGTTAAGGTTGCGTTGGCGAAGAGGGAGGTGAAGAAGGCGGGTGGTATAGCGAATGTAAAGGGTGAGAAGTTGAAGAGCATGGCGAGAACGTTGGGGGCAGTTCACTCGGGGAAAGGCGTGGCCGTTGTAAGGAGTAATATAATGGCGATATTGAATAAATATAAGTGAAAGTTCGTTTCATTTTATAAATAAATATTGCGAGTAAACAATAACAAACAAAAATGGATCAATATAGCACCCCTCTGTCCGATCTAATACCGGGGGCTTCTCCATCTAATGGCAACGACGTTCAATGCCAGCAGCAATTTCCGTCTAATACCCCTCAAGAACAGGGCGTATGCAGAGATGTCGGCGTTTCAGGTAGATACGATCTTTCTCAACCCAACTTTAATCAAGGAGATATCGGCAACATATATTCGCAGCAGCAAGCGCAGCAAGCGCAGCAAGCGCAGCAGCAACAGCCGCAACAGCAACAAGCGCAATCGCAGCAGCAGGAGAGTAACGAGATGTTTGACATGCCGAAGCTGATAACAAATTTGCAGAGTATTCCTTTGAGAGAGTACGCTCTTTTGATATTTGTGATATGGTTGATACAGAACGATGACGTGATAAGTACTATGGTTAAATATTTGCCTGTTAGTATTACGTCGGGTGCTAATTTGACAAAGATAATGCTGTCGGTTGTATTTGCGGTTGCGTTTTATATATTAAGAGAGTATTTGGTATTTATTTAAAGAAAACGAAAGAGAACGTTTAATTATTTAAAGAATATATTGTTAGATCCATTAAGAGACGATGGATTTACCAATAGACTCTAAGACTAGTGATTTTCAGATATATAGTAAAGGTGATATACTTCTAAAGAGGTTGTTGAATTATTATACGTCGGAAAAGAAGGCTATAATTTGCGATATAACGCAAGGCAGAACTAATTTATCGCTTCGTATTATAGATTGGTTTGTCACTAATTATTCTAAGAATAATTGCATCCGATACAAATACAATGGTATAGAAGTTTCAGTGTATACGGATTACAAAAATCAGTTAAGAGCATTTTCTAAAAAAATGTTCGATCCCTTTTGCAGAAGAAAAAGAGAAGAAATAGAAGGAATTGGAACGACGACGATAGGTCAGATGAATTTCTTCAAGTGGGCGATTGAAAAGGGAGTTCTAAACTACATATTCTCAAAGGCAAAAGAGATAGAATGCTCCATGAATTACTCAAATTCTATAAAGAATAAAAAAACTAGATTAGAAGACGACAGTTCTGTAATAAAGCACCAAAATACAGGCGGCTTTATCAGAGAAACGGGAAACGAATACATAGTAAAATTCAATTAATATCTTTGTTATAAAAAGTATCAGCTGTTAGCCCAATGAACTATTTGCAAAACCAATCAACGAGCCGAACTACGGAAAACAACGATAACGCTGTCGAATATAACGGATTTAGAGATTCCACGCTTTTACAGGAAAGCATGGAAATATCAGCAGAAAATACAGAAGAACCTGCCAATCACGACATAGCAGATTTCAATTTGGAATGGAACGCGTGTCAAAAATGGAGAACTAAATACTGGAACAAAACGGGAGTTCAGGGGAACGAACTTAGAAATATGGGAAAAGAAAACGAATTTACGCATATCATAGCAAAAGACTGCGGCGTTGAAGACGGAGCCAAGCACTTTTTCATGTCAAAGAAGCCCCACGGAGATTTTGTTAATTACCTATTTTCTAGACCCCCTTCCGAACGCTTTTACTACGAAGTGTTGGCGCCACACAAACCCGTAAAACTCTATTTTGATCTCGAAACGGACCCAGGCGAAGGCCAAGAACGCAAAACCGATCTGGAATGGCAGGGAATTAAAGCGGCCCTGATCACGAGAACGATCCAGGAATTGGAGCTCTGGTTTCCAGAACAGTTTAAGGCAGTCGGAGGTATAACACACGACGATTTTATTGTAATAAACGCCTCTGGAAAGGATAAAAAGAAGGGAGATAAAGAGAAGTCGAGCTATCACTTGATTTTGGCGAGGAAGTTGGCGTTCGAAAGCGTAGATGACCTTCACAAATGGGTGGAAGAGGTGTTTTTTTCGAAGCCGCCCGAAATGATGGATACGAGCGTGTATAAGACGTGGAATCAGTCCATGCGTTTGGCAGAGAACATTAAAAAGGCAGATCCTCACGAGCGTTTTTTAGTTATAGAGGAGTTCCCGGGTTTTGACGCGAATGTGTGCAAAGAAATAAGAGAGAGTGCCGCAATACAGACGCCGAAGAAGAGGAAGATGACCAAGAAATTCACGGAAAATAGACGAGAGTTTAAGAAGATGATATTGGAATCGATGATAACGCACGTGCCAGCCACGATGAAGAAGCTTAAAGTTGATATGCGCCAACTAAAGAAGAAGCGAGCGCAAGATCTCAAGATTGTTAAAGAGACGGTAAAACAGAACCCAGACGCTCTGCCGACATCGGCCTCGCAGAATGACGTATTGTTGCATATGTGTAGGTCACTGGTAGAGAAGGATAAGGACTATGTGGATAAACAACCTAATTGGATTAAGATAGGGCGTTTATTGAAATCGGCGGGAGCCGAGGAGGAAGTATGGATAAACTTCAGCAATATGGGTTCGAAACCAGATTCCGAAGAGAAGCTTAAGGAGCAGTGGCGTTATTTCGGAACCCAGAGGCATATGCACGATCCCGAGATGTTTTTCAATTACGTTCGCAAGCGTTGTCCGTCGGCCGTTGAAAATGCGAAGATGTTTTGCATTTCCAGTATGGATTCTGGTCACAACAGCATTGCGCAAGGGATTAAGACGTTATTTTCCGAGAAGGTTGTTTTTGACGCAAAGCAGTGGTATTACAAGGAGGGTATTCACTGGATAATAGATGATAATTGTAGGCGGCTGGGCGAGTTAATAATGAACGACTTTCACAGGGAATTAGATCAGACAATAAAGGTTTTGAAGGCAAAAAACATGGAAATTACAGAGAACGCAAAGGGCGGAGACTTAACTCCCGAAGATCTTGAAAGCAAGGCAATAAACTCTGCGCGTTTAGATACGTATAACGAGATAAAATCCATTACGCAAGCGGGACGATTAGGAAAAGACAGGTATCCTCTCGAGGTATATCTAGCTAGACCTGGCTTTGTTGAAAATCTCGACAAGCGAACCACGATAATTGCGTTCGACAACGGTATAATTGACTTACAAGGCAAGCCAGTTCTTGACAAAGAGGGCAATCCCGTGATAGACACGGTGTACGATTACGACGGAGAGCCGAGAATTGACGAGAACGGAAACAAGATAAAAAGGGTGCGCCGCGAAGTTTCCGATTTCGAACTCAGAGAGCCCGAGCAATACGAGGACGAGAACGGACGACCGCAGATGGAGTTTGTTAGCAAATCGTGCGGTTACAACTACGTAAGTAAATCTGATATAATGAACGAAAAAAAAACAAATATCGCAGCACGCCAAGCCTACGTGCGACATCTTAAGAACTGGAATAAGTATTTGAAAGAGGTGTTTCCCGAAGACGAGGAGCGAGAAGCCGTGAAATACTTTTTGGCAACATGCTTGGACGGCTCGATAAATAACGAGGAGATTTACATATGGACGGGCATAAGTAAGTACCAAAATGGCGCAAACGGAAAATCGAAGTTCAAGGACATTATATCGCAAGTATTTGGCGATTACTGCGGGACGTGCAGCCCACAGCTCCTTACGCAAACGGAGCCTGGAGCTCATCAAGCAAATAGCGCCATGATGTCCTTAAAGGGGCTCCGTTTAGCTTTTTTTGATGAGCCGCAGGTCGGTAAGAACGGAACATTTAAGATGGGCTTTGTTAAGAGGATGACGGGAGGCGATCAGATATCGGCGAGGGAACTGTACGGGTCGAATCAGACGTTTGTATCTCAAGCTAAGCCTATTGTTTTGACAAACGAGATACCTTTCCCTGATTCTACTGACGGGGGCGTCTTGCGACGGTTTAAATTTTTCCCGTTTTTGGCGAAGTTCGTGGAGGACACGGAGGATCCAAAGTGGAAAGGTATAGACGTTCAGTCCAGAGACCCGGAGTTGAATAAGAAAATAATAGATTGGAAGTTGCCGATAATACACCAGCTGTTGGAGTATTACGTTTCTTTTAACTCTCCTGCGGGCGAAGCCTTGATAGCACCAGGCGGCAAGAAGATGGTTGGCAGAGGAAAGAAGCATCCAAAATCAAAAGTAATGACGAGTATGTTCGACGACTTTACGAATAACATCGACGTGATAAAACCTTGGATAAGCGAAAATTGCATTGCAGATCCTCAGGGCGTCCTATTCTTCAGACACCTAAAGGCGCACATGAACGACGACATCAAGGCTCTCTACAAGCACAAGGTAAAAGATTTGATAGAAGACGTGAGCCAAAGAGGCGGCTTAGGTCCTTTTTACGGCTCAAAGCAGTACAGTCCCAAAGATTTCAAGCTTACGGCTTATACTAGACCGTGCGACGGAACAAAACACGGAGAATGTTGGGGTGGTTGGCGGATGAAGACGCAGGAGGAACGGGATGCGGAGGATGAAATGTTGGAGGTTTCGGTGACTCAAGGGGTTGGTTTCCAAGGAGCTTTTGATGACGAATAAGGTGAGGAATGACGATGAACCTGGGGGTATAAAAACAAAAAAAGTTCATTTTATATTTAATGAACCTTTTTTGATTTATTGTGGTGGAGAGTTTAAAAAAGGTATGCGCTGAGTATGCTGGAAATTCCACCTACGAATAAAGCGTAGCTGTATATTCTACTGACTTTGTTGTTAAGATTTGTCCAGGCTTGTTTTTGTTGAGGCGTGTCGAGGTAGTTGACCATTAGTTCTACCCAAGGGTAATTTATATAGAATACGGTTTGGACGATCATAATTACGAGAGCTTGAGTACAGAACTCTTGCGTGAGTAATTTAGCGAGGATGGCGCCGAACATTCCTCCGTAGAGGTAGACGAGGAGGCGAGTTCTTTGAATTCTTTGGAATATTTGGAGTTGGCCTCTTGTGAGTAGGTTCTTGAATATTTCGAGTTCTGGTAGTTGGTTGCAGGACAGCATCATTAATATTTGAATGCAGAATATGATTTGGGATACTTTGCAGTTGGATGACATTTTGTTTGGTTTATTAATATGTTAAGACTTTTTTTCGAAACTTCTGGTCAAAGAAAAGTGGTAAATTCCGTAGCACCAATCTTTAAGTTTCGAGATGTTTATTTTAATAGGCGGGCAGCTTCTGTATCCGTTTTGCTGCAACCTCCGTAAAAACCCGTGAATGCTGAATTCGTACAGGACATTTTCCGGATTTTCAACGATCCCGTGTATAAAATACGTCCTTTTCGGAACCGATATTTCCCCCAAACACACGTGACTCGTCATATTTTTATAATACTTTTCTTTATAATAAAAAACTTCAGACGCCAAATCCGTTTTCAACGCTGGTACCATGTGACACCACTCCATTACATACGGCGTTTCCCGCGAACGAATAAATTGCCTACCCAAAACAATAGCTTCGGTAGAAACCTTGGGGTAATAGCCTTGCTTTTTATTCGATATGTAACTTTCCCAGCGATTCAATTTGGAAACGGCGTCGCCGTGGTCAAAAATCACGAGTACCTTATCTGGGATATTCGAATTCAATCGCTTCAGTCTGCTCGGGGGCACTTTCGGAGATATTACCTTAATAAATCCCTTAGCGGAAAGCGCAAGAGCAATAAATAAAGAGCTGATTCTCGTATTCATGTCTTTTACCAATAATATTTGATTATTTTAAGACTCTTCTGCAATTATAAACTGCAACACAATGCGCCTGGTATCTTTTGGTGGATTTGGGCCTGAAGAAACACCACCAGTTCCCAAAAATATGCTGTCTCCATTCTGGTCGGTGATGTTAACATGTACTTTATTCAAAGTGGTCGGCTTAATAGAGCTCACGTAAACGGCAGTTCTACTCAGATACGCCTTAATAAAAGGCTTGTAATCTGTGTTTGCTGCACTCGACGCTGCTTTTGAAATGGCCTTTTCATTGGGAAGAGTAAATTTACCGTTGAATGCGTGCGCGCCGTCGGAACTAGCGGAACCAGCAAAGCTGTTGATGTCGAATTCTGGAATATCGATGTTAAAATGAGTTACTACAGAAGTGTTAAGAGCTGCGCTAACCCCTGGAAAAGCAGTTCCTTCAAGGGCAGACAGTTTGAAGCCGCCGATGTAAACTCCTTCTAGGTATATTTTGGCGGGATTGTTGATTACGACGGGATTTTCGAGGGTAATTTCGTAACTTGAAGCGGTAGCGTCAGGTTGTCCCAAAAAGAAAGTCCCAGAGTCGAGAGTTAGCATTTTTGTATTTCTGTCGCTTCCAGCGCGAGTAGGTTCCCACATCATCGCAGTCATTATTAGTATTTTACGCAGATTTTTTATTATCACGTTTGATCACGGCTTCGAGTATTTTGAGCGCCTTGTTTAAAGTTGGCGTGCATACCTCACAAACGTCTTTTATTTGTCCCTTTGTAACTTTCAGCCCAGCCTTGACGATGTTATAATAGAGCACACCAGCGATGCCGGAACTTGGAGCCAAAGTAGATAGCTCGTGTTTGTAGTTGTCGTACATTTTTTCGGATTTGGACACCAAGCTCCAGTGGCTCTTGGGGACGCCGATTCTGGAACTGAGCTTGTGGAACATAGTTTTTTCCTGGGTCTCGATGTTTATGATGTCCTCCCTGCCCTCTTTTAGCATTATTTCTCTGAATATCTTCCTGCCCTTTGTTATTTCGGTGGTGTTTATCCTTAGAGCCGTCGCTACCTCGTCCTGCGTGTGACAGACCTTGCAGTGGTGGGACGCAAACATCAGACAATTTCCGATGAGACCTCTTCGGTTTGCTCCCCTACACACGGTATCGGATTTAGCGATGATGGACCATATGTGTTTAGCTTTTTCTAGAGTTCCGGAATTCCCGAGCAACACGCACGCGTGTTTTAGCATTTCGCTAACCATCCAGAAATCCTTTTGTTTGTGGGATATGTATCTGACGTTGAGACGAGACATATCGTATGATCTTTTAATTCCGTCTTTACCTATGAATTCTTGTTTAAACCCCTTTGGATATTTAGGTAAGGCACCGTCGTCAAAAGGGTTTGTAGGATCGCCTACTGATCTGTAGTGTGTTTTATCGTTTAATTTGCCTTGGTCGTCTGTGTAATTCATTGTTCCGCTAACAAGTATCTGTGTTCTTAGAGCAATTCCGCATTGTGTGCAAATAACGAATCCTTGCGACGTATCTTCGCGTATGTATTCTGGGTCTGCTTTGCAATTAGTGCATCCGTCTGTAAATGGGTCGTATGCGGGAGTATCGCGGTAACAATTGTGGGTTGTATCGTGTTGTATTTCGCATGTTCCTGTTTGTAGAAATCGTAAACTGTATTCATCAAGATCTGTGTGTATTGACAAATGGCTCATATAAAAGATTAGGTACTTATAGTAAGGATAATATCCTTAGATAAACTACCGCTGGTCTTTTTTAAAATTTTAACGTTTTTAACGTTTAAAGTTTTTAGCTGCCTCGGCGAACGAATTAATATTGCTCTGGTCAGCCGATGCGTTTTCCAAAGGCGCTATGTTATGTCCTAGCACCAATGATTTAGAGTCGCTTAAGTTATTAAGATTGAATGAATAATTGTTAATATCTATAGAATTACTGTCTACACTTAAGGTTGTTAGCGAGTTATCGTCGTATTCCGTTAAGGTGTCCTGAAGATGTTTAAGGAGAGGTTCCAGAGATTCTGGGTAGCCTACGTTTTCCACCGCGAGTTTAGGTTTGATTTTTGTTCCGATGTTCCTGTTGTAAGGAAAACCTTTTACTTTTGATTTTTGCTCGTAAATGTCTTCTGATGCGTATTGTATTTTGTGTATAAACCACGGAGGGTTATTATTTTCGTTATACGGATCGGTGTTTTTGTTGGCAATAACTCTGCAATTCATGCCGAAGTGCCTTCTCTTGTGGAAGAGCGTGAATGTGATAACGGCTGTATTTCTAACAAAATAGCCTTGGACGTCGATAATGGCGAATTCTTCGCCTACGAGGGGGGCGACTTTGGTTGGGGTGGGTAGCGTTGTTATTGTTTTTTTAATTTGGGAAAGAATATAAGTTTTAAGGCTGTTAATTTCCTCCGGTGTTATGTCCATTTTAACGGTGCAATTTATGTTAGGTACCGGTTCTCCGGATGACATTTGTTGGAATGCTATTTTTATGACTTCTTCGTAGGTCTTGGGTTGTATAATTCCGAGAGGTTCGAAAGGTCTGAATTTTTCGGGATTTATTTTGAAATCCTGTGGAACGGGTTGGTATGTGGAAAGGAAGTTGATTAGAAGTATAAGCATTCCAGAGAACGCTATTTTGGTTAATATATCCGAGGTTTGGGTCATTTTATATATAGATAGGGTTTTTTTTTTGCGTTTTGTAAATAATAATATAAACATCTGTTTATAAATAATAACAATGGATCCTCGCCAAAATCCATACGAACAAAAATCGCAAATGCTACCGCCTCCCGTCCCCTCCGCAAAAAGTATGAATTCGATACAATCTCAACAACCTCAACAACCTCAACAATCTCAAGATTCCGAAGAATGGTTCTTATTTTACAGCCCAAGATCTCCTCCGTGCATGAACTTTATAGCCGAAGCAAAAAAATTAGAAAGCGTAAGAAGCAAAATAAACCTGATAAATTTCGACGATGATCCCCATTCGTTACTGAAGGATAATCCTTGGCTTTCTCAACACGGCGTACCTTGCCTAGCTAAAAACGGGTCGCTTTTATCCGGCCGAGCTTTATTTGACTGGTTGGACAAATGCAAAAGAGGCGAAACTGTTGTAACAAAGAACAAGCAGAGCGATAATTCATCGGAGCCACAATTTAGTCATTTGGGGGAAGAAGCCTTTACGGGATTTTCCCAATTGAATGATGGTCTTTCTAATGAAATTTCCACAAATATGTATAGTTCTATAGGCGCAAAGCAAGGCAGCGAAGGTATGGATCACGAAAATTACTCAGAATCTGGAAATACGTCGTCGGGACTTACTTTGGATAATATAGAAGCGGAAAGGAGGAAGCTTAATTAGTAGTCCTTTTGAGTTTAGATAGCCTTTAATTAAATGTTGCAAAAGTGTATATGGACGGTATTTCACCAAGCGCACCTGTTAATACTAACTATAGTCAATACGCCCCTGTTCCAGTAGATTTGGAAAATCACAATTCGGACATAACCTCGTTGTTTGGCATAGAAGTATTGAAAAGAGAAGGATCGGCGATCGCAAACAAGAGTTCCGTGGTTCCCGAAAAATACCGTAAGCCGACAAACGTTACCCAACAACGTCGAATAAATGGATGTTATGGTACGAGAAAATGTTATACGTGCTTTCCTAAAAGGCTGGCGCAGGAGCACACGATTTTGTACGATTCGAAAGCGCAAGTAAAGTTTCACTTCGATATGTGCAATAGGCCATTATTAATAGCGACACCCATTAAGCATATTAATACGGTCGCAGAGTTTAATACGGAGGAGCTCAAGGAATTTTTCGATAGCATATCGGAATTTTGCAATTTTTGGAACATTAAGGATTATCAGATTCAGATAAATCACGGCAAGTGGCAAAACCACGAGCACCTGCACGCAAAAATAAAAGCGAACGAAGACCTAATTTACAACATGAGACAGAACCACTTCAAACTAATTAAATTGCAAAAAGAAAGAAAAATGGACGAGAGTGCGGAAAATACAGACGTCTTAAATTCTTAACGTTAAGTAACCAGAATTCGATGCCGCCCTCTAACAATTCGCAAAAAGGTATGCCTGATATGTCAAACTTGCTAGAATCGTTGATTGGCGAAATGCCTGGAATGAAAGAGCTCCCGCCCGAAGAAAAAAAAAAGATGAAAAGAGCCATCAAAGCTACCAGCGAAAAGGTGCAGTCTTTAGATCTAGAAGGCATTTTTAAAAGCGCACTTACGGAAAACACCGGGAGACACAATAACAAAAAAGCCGCTCTAAACGCCCTTATGAAAAACGATTCGCCAAGCAATATACCCCCGCCACCTCCCCCAATCGCCAAAGAAGATAATAAGACCAAACCAAAAGAAAAATCCAAAAAGAAAAAGAACCGCAACTCAAAGAAAAAGAAACCCCGCACACCTGACAAACAGTACCAACTCAACCTTTCCCTGGAAGAGCTCTTCAGCGGAAAAACATCTAAAAGACTAACCGTGCGCGTCGACCGCAGAGTTGATATAACAGACGAAGACCGCGAAGCCTACAAACAAGAAAACAACGAAGACCCACCCGAAGGAGCCTACAAATACGATAACGTCAAAATCAAGCTCCCCATTTCCGACTTTCTCGAGGCAGGCATGATTGACGACGACCTCATCCATTTCGTGGGCGAATCAGATCACGCTGAAGGCAGCGAAACTGGCGATATAATAGCCTGTATCGTTCAGGATCAACACGACGTCTTCGAAAGAGAGGGGAACGATCTGTGGATTCTCAATAACAAGGTTTCTCTTTACGAATCTTACGTGGGAGGGTTCAAATTCGTTCATCTCGACGGCCGTTTGATAGAAATTGCCCCCAAATCGGGAGAACCCTTGCACGCTGACGGCGGTCTTCGCTGCATCAAAAACGCCGGCATGCCGATAAGGGAAGAAGACGACGACGATGACGGTCGCGTGGAAGACGACGAAAATAAGGAAGCGACGGTTTCTCAAAAACAAGAGTACGGAGATTTGTACGTTCAGTTCGATCTGGAGTTGCCGAAGACGTTCGATGGGGAAAATCTAGAAATGCTTAAGAAGATATGCGACAACAAGGAAAATGACGAGGAAGTCGAAAGCGGCAAAGTTAGCAAAGTTAATAAGCTTATAGAATCTGGCGTAGAACCCTACAAAATTACGGTAGATAAAGCAGAAGATCCTTACGACGAGGATAATGCAGACATGGACGACAGCAGCGATTCGGATGAAGATACAGACGACGACAGCTGCACGGAAAACGATTCGGACGATACCGAAGATTCTGATACCGAAGACCTCGAAGACCTCGAAGACCTCGAAGGGGGCGAAGATGACGAAACTGAAGATGAAACCGAAGATGACGACGATTCTCCTGCCGCAATCGCGGCGGATAAGGCTGCCATTGAGCTTTTGATGGAGGAAGCCAAAGAAAACGGGGGTTCTGGTTTGGATCCCGCGCAGTTGTTGGAAAGTGTAAAAGAAACTAACGGAAAAAAAAGAAAAAAAGGTATTAAAGGTTAGCCGTATAAATAATATTATTACACATGGCAACTTTCACGAACGATTTTCCCACACAAACAGATATCTCAAATAACTCCACTAAAAATATTTTGGAGACAAAGGGCTTGGTAGATTACAGAGAAGCCATAGAAATGGCTTATCAAATCTTACTTAAACAACTCTGCAAGCCTGTAGACGAAGTATTCAACACCATAGAAAAGCTTAAAACTGCTAATAACGCTACTGTACCAGGCCAATTGCTACATAACAGATACAGGATCAGCCTAGACTTGGGAGATCAGAGAGATTTTATCGTTCTCACCTTAGTGAATGCTAAAAGGCACGAGTTCTCTAGGGCCCGTTTTTTGGAAAAGAGGCGAATTAAGAACGATTTGATAGCCTATTACAAACCGTTGGGGTTGTTTGTTAAGCCTCCTGTGCAAACGCCTCAAACTAACGTGTGGGTTATAGATTTATTGTTTAGAAACGCGGAAGATGGTATTGAATCGCGTCGTATTCAAAACGATGTAACTCCCGTTGTAACTCCCGATGTAACTTCCGATGTATATTCGAGCGAAATGCCGCGCGAGGAGACTGTTATAGAAAATTACGTGGACGAAGAGGTGTCGAGTGTGCCGCAAGATGAGAATGTATAGGATAAATATAAGTCTATTAAAAAAAAGTGAGTTAAATAAAATAAAATGACGAATATTACGTTTAAGATGATAAGTTTAAGTATTGCTGTTTCCGTGTCGATTTTGGTTGCGATTTTAAACACGAATAAAAAAGTGGAAATTCCCGATGACAATCCCTATGGGAATTTGTTAATCAAGTATCCTAATTTGAGGGAAATCTTGATTAAGAAGGGAGAAACATTTTCCGGCTGTTATGCTGACAGCGACTATGTTTTCTTTTGGAAATGTGAAAATATGCCAGATTGGTCTATAGAAGAGGGTGGTTATTTGTTGTTGGATAAGCGAGTAATATTGCCGTATTCTAGCGAGGACTCTAAAATCATAAAGACAGGTGAAGAATTCCAATGGGTTCCTTGCAATTCTGGAGATGTAATTGGTATGACAAATATTCCGGAAATATTAATTAAAAATAAAATATATTCTTAAATTAATATGACTAAAGGTGAAAAACCAAGTAACGTTTTTGAATATATGTCTCAGGAACAAACATTGGGTACGGGTATGCTATTGAGTAGTATATCGTATTCTCTTGTAAGTCATCTTCAAAAAAATATCTTCGACCCCGTGTTTGAAGAACTCATACCTAAAGATGCATTTGTTTTGAATATTAAGTTCGGAGAAAAAAAAATAGATTTAGGAGGAGCCATTTACGAAATATTTAGATGGGTCAATTACGCAACTATTATATACTTATTGCTCAAAATTATTACCAATAAATTACCAAACATTATGACCTTTTTCTGGATGTTTCTCCCTTTTATTTTCCTAGTTCTTATGAAACGCCTTTTCGTCTACTCAACTAAATCTAAACCCGCCGGTTCTACCGTTTCTATGACAACAACCCCTTCATCCACATTTACACCGCAACCGTTATTCATAACACCCGTAACCTTAACTCCAGAACCACTAGAAATTACTAACGCTACACCGCCCTCCGCTAAATCATCTCCTACTACAACGCCGTCGCCGACAACGCCGTCGCCGACAGTGCTGTCCTCCTCTAAATCATCTCCTACAACGCCGTCGCCGACAACGCCGTCGCATACTGTGACAGGTAGTCCTGGCGCGTTTTCGCAATATAAATCGTCTGTGTAAGGTGCCAGAAGAAATAGTTGTTTGTTGTGTGTTTTGACGATGAGGGGCATATTATTTCCCATAATGATGAATTGTAGTGTTTTGGAGTTTGTGTTTTTAACGAATTCTTTAATTTTTGCGATGTTTATTCTTGTTTTTACATTTTCGTTTATTTCTTTGTTGGGGATTCCCTCGGATATAATTGTGACGTGCGAGTTCTCTATTTTGAGAACATTCGGTTTTTGTATTTCTATATCAACGACCGATTTTTTATTGGGCGAGTCAAGAATATTGCTAAAAAAGTTTATTATATTCGCGGCATTTAACGCGGAAAGCTCTACCCGTTCGTAATCATCAAAAGTGTGCGCTCTTTCCAATATATTATTAATATAAGCCACTCGTTCTTCCGACGGATCGATAACAGGTTCCGTCTCTATTTTAAAGAACACTTCCAGCGAGGTGCACCCATTTAGATTATAAGTGCAAGTAGATTTTCTTGCATTTCTTAACAAAATATATTCAGACTTAAATAAATCAACCTTGCTCGAATAATCTAAATACCACGTACCAGAACAATCACCGTATCTAATAGTTCGCTCTTCCCCGTGGTTCAACCACGAAAGTACTCTGTCAAAGTTTTCCCAAATGTTTTCGTCGGTTTGTTTAGAAATTAAACGACAAGTACCCTCTATTTTGTCGCCAAACCACGATAAATAAACAGAAGACGTATCATCAGATACCATAATGAAAGAATTGTCGGAAACTCCGATACTTCCAGCCTTGAAATACTCGTCCTTTACAATAAATACGTGCGGTATCTCTATACTATTCTCCATTTTATTCGAAAAGAATCCAAACTTTATATTATTTAAAGCTTAAAAGTTTTCCTAATTATAATGACCCAAGATCTCTCCACCACCACTACTCGATACAACGGAAAAGTTAAATGGTTTACTGCAGAAAAAGGCTTCGGTATTATAATATACACCAGCGAAGAATCTGGCACAACCGAGTATTTCGCACACCACAGTAACATTAAAACAAACGTACCCGTGAGAACTTATCTAATAGACAACGAAGAAGTTGTATTCACACCTTCAAGCGACGACAACGGAAAACTAAAAGCTCTCGATATAAGAGCGCCAGAAAATAAAGAACTCGTATGCGTAACTAAAAAGAGTTCTGTCACAACAACTAAAAGACACCCCAAAAATACAACTTCATTCAAGCCTCAACAAAGCGCATCAGATATGAGAATCGTTACGGGGTGGATGGCGCATTGTGCGGCTGTTAATAACGGTCTAACAAGTCACGATCTTACAATTTTGGATCCCTTCTTTCCTGGTTTGGGATTTGTTGAAGTTAATAAAAATGTCGCTAAAGAACACGCATTACCCGATAGAGCAACCGAATCTGTTTGGTTTGATTTTATAAAAGAAGAAATCGACATCGTTAAAAAGAAACACTGCGGAGATAGTTCTGAAGAATTTATGAAACTTTGGCACGGAGATAGTCATCTTATAGCAGACGACGGAATATCTAAGGGAGAGTGGAAAAACGATTGTCACAGAATAAACGGCGTCATTAATACCATTGCCAGTATGTTTAAAATGGAGGTGAAATCTACCAGAGTTAATCTATACAGAGACGGCAACGACTGGAAGCCTTATCATCACGACGCGGCTGCTATTAAAGATAATATGAAAAAAGTCCAAAATATAACTGTTGCAATAAATTTTGGAGGTTGTAGGGAGGTTAGTTTTCAAAATGCGGCCACGGAATCTACTGTTTCTTTTCCGATGCTTGATGGTTATATTTACAGTTTTGGGAGAGAGGTTAATGTTTTGTGGAAACACGGCATTCTAAAGGGGCACCCGCAATCACCGCCAAGGATGTCTATTATTTTGTGGGGTTGGTCCGAGCAAGTAGAACCTCAAGTTTTTAAATAAAATGTTGTTATTTAGCAATAATGACCGCCGCATCTAAACCGATTTACGAAATAGACGAAAAAGTTATTAGTATTTTAAAGGGAATCGTAATAGGCGTTTGTATTTGGTTTTTGCTAACAATGTTCTTTCCCAGCATGTGCTCCGCCGAATCGTTTTCTCAAAAAACTTGCTGCGAAAATTGCGACAAATTCTGCACCTGCGGCAAGGGTATATAAACACGTCCGCGTTCAGCTATAATATTTTCTGATATAATATTAATATGGTCGAACTAAATAAAACTCTCGAAAAAGATGACAAAGATCCAAAAAAAAAACACACAAATATTCTTTTCATAGTCACTGCACTTGCTCTGTGCGCGACCATCGCTCTACAGATACGACGACCACACTTATTTTATCGTATGTGCGCAGCTATTCAGATAATAAACATTATTGGCATATTAATCGATTCCACATTGCTAATGAATATCGGCCATACAGGTTTCGCAGTATCCGTATTCATAGGAGCGCTAGTTCTACCTCCTTCTGACATTTGGATAATTTACGCAGCATGCATTGTTGCGCTGTACTCTCGAAAAGTATTAAACGGGTGCCTATTCCATTTTACAAAGGGTAAAGCATCTACACCCTCTTTGATTACGAATGTGTTATACGTGATACCGATGATTGTGTGTTTTATTAGGAGGAGGATGGTCGCAAATTGAATGAGCTCGCCAAGGGTGTAAGCCAGTTTCATATTCCTACATTTAAACTTTTTTTTCTATGTTTATAAGTAATGTCATACCAAAGCAGCGGCCTATCTACTTGGGCTCGTCCACCTTCGTCAGTTAACTATACAGAGCCAATAACTCCATCTTTGCCAGATAGGAGCATTAGCGATACAGAGCCAATAACTGATTTTGCTAGAATGCCCAGCACTCCATCTTTGCCAGATAGGAGCGATACATCTTCTTACGCTTCACGTATTCGCGGAAGGTCACCAGGAGGGCCCCCAATTCCGTACAATCCAGAACGTGAACAACGTACGCGAGAGAAATACAGAAAAAGGGCCATAGAAAATGAAGAATTAAAAGATGCAGCTGAAATTTTATATGGGTTAAGAAAACAACCAAATAAGCGAAGGAGGATTGGTGGTTTTAGTGGAGAAATTAAATATGTTGTACAACCCCAACTTCCTGCCGCGGGAAGAGTTATGACTCCGTATGAAATTGCTAATATGATGCGAATTGGTAGAAAAATTTTGAGGAGAGCCGCAAAGCGTTCTTCTAAAGCCGCGGTGCTAAAACAGTTGATGGATTTTGGCCGCAAAAATAAAAAGCACGCCAAGAAGTGTTTGTTTTATGCGAAATACGTGAAAAGTGCTAAAATTTAAACAAAAAATCTGCGTGTCTTTATTTTGGATACGCTAGTTTTATGTTTTAACTATTTTTATTACACTATTGAACATTTAAAACGTTGATTAAATAAACGATATAAAAGTTATTAATATTTTTTATTAAATGCATTGGGTATATATATTAAAATGCAGCGATGATTATTATTATGTTGGTGAAACAACACGATTATATAGACGATTTCGAGAACATCAAGAAGGTATTGGTGGAATAAACACTTCTACTTACATTCCAGAAGATATTATAGCAATTTACAAAGTATCTATATTAGATAATTTTTTTCAATATGATAATATTGTTATGAATAAAATTTGTAATATCTATTTTAATGAGAGCAATAGATTATTAGAAGAGTTTGATATACAAGATGATGATGAAGAATATGATAATTTATTTGTTGAAAACAACATAACCGAATGTTTAATGTTAAATAACAAAGATAATTGGACAAAAATAAGAGGAGGAAAATATACTCGCCTTGATATTGAATACGCTTTCCCTAAAAATGACTATATAAAAAACTTACCCTTATGTAATTGCGGATTACCTTGTGATATAAAAAAGAACGACGAATATAATTATTTATATTTTAGATGTGCTAAAAAAAATATCTGGTCTGATATGAAAGAACAGTTTGATATACAAGGTGAACCTTGTAAATATTTTATGAAATATACAAAGGATATTGAATATAAATCATACTATGAACAAAAGAAAAAAAGGATAAGTGATTTAGTTAATAAATCATATTGGTTAAAAGAATTGGTTGGTTCGCACTATGAATTCTGTCTTGGTGGGTGTGGTAAAGAATATGATGAAAATAATACTATCCGTTATTCACGGAGAGCAATAAATTTATGTTTTGATTGTTTCATAAATAAAAACAATGAATTATCAAAAAAATATTCAGCGCCTTGTTGGCTCGATTAATAATTTTAATTAGACAGATGATAAAAAACAAAAATGCAATAAAATATAATTTAACGCATTTTTATTTTTAGTTACGACTATAGGTTTCGATCCTATGACC